ATTAACGAGGAAAAAATATGTCAAAACTAAAACTGAAAAAATTATTGAAAGAACATACACTTACATTAGCAGGTGGTATCGTTTCTAAACCAGCATTCCACAACGATATGTCTTTAGCTAATTTAGTTAAAGAAAAATATGGAACAACTGAAAGTGAACCACAAATTAGTTCAGAACAAATTTTATCAAAAATTCAAGAGTTTGGTAATTTAGGTAATGTAATTTATCAAGAAGGTGATTTGAAACAAACAGCAAAAACACTTTCAGACATTGCTAATGCAGCTAAAGTTCACACATTAAGAGAAACAGAAGATTGGTTTGACAAAGTTACAGTAAATCGTAATATGAAAGAATTAACAAACTTATCAAATCAATTCGGTAAGTTATCAGAAGAAGCAAGTTCAGTTCAACAAAGACTATCAGCACTATATGAAGATATGGGTAATGTTTTAAGTCGTTATTATGACTTAAATGAAACACACGATTACGGACACGAATCAGATGATGCAGAAACTCCAGAAATTGAAACTGGTGAGGAAAATCCTTACCAAGAACCAGTTTCAGAAGCTGATGATAAATATGCAAAGTTTTTTAGAGGAGCTCTAAACAAGTTTGGTGTTAGTTCACCAGCAGAATTAGGTGATAAAAAACAAGCATTTTATAACTATGTTGATAAAAATTATCAAGCAAAACAAGAAGCAGATTAAGAGGTTAAATTGTTTAAGGTTACAGTAAAAAACAACAAAGTAGAACACGCATTAAGAATATTAAAGAAGAAAGTAAAAGACTCTGGATTAATGATTGAATTAAGAGAAAGAGAGTTTTATACTAAACCTTCAGTCAAAAAGAGAGAAATGCGTAAAAGAGCTCGTATAAATCATAGAAATAACTCAAAAAATCAATAGTTTTTTATAAAAAATTTATAAAAAAAAGACTAATTTTTTCATACTTTTATATTTATATGTAAACACAATATTGGTCAATCGACCACTTCATATATTGTATCGTAATAACCCTTATTATAGTTCAGAATAACTATACTTGATTCCAACGGAGAAATAAAATGGATGATATTTTAAAAGAAGCAATAGCTGATGCTAAAGCACTTCGTGCAACTGCATTAGAAAATGCTAAAATAGCTCTTGAGGAAGCGTTCACACCGCGTTTAAAAAATATGTTATCACAAAAAATTCAATCTGAAGTCGAAGGCGAAGAAGATGAATTAGGAGAAGATGCATATGGAGAAAACGAAGTGGAAGATGGAATGAGTCAAGATGATGTTGATGTTGACGGTGAAAGATTAGCCGAAGACGAAGACGAAATGGAAGACGCTGATGCAGAATTACCAGCAGGTTTAGAAGCAGAAGACGGGCATGAAATGGAAGATGCTGATGCACACGACCTTGATGGTATGGAAGCAGAAGACGGACACGAAATGCAACCAGAAGACGAAGTTCCAGCTGAATTGGAAGCTGAAGACGAAGAAGTCCCAGCAGAAATGGAAGCAGAAGATGAAGAAACTGTTGACGGCGATTATGTCGGTGAAGACGAAGACGAAGATGAACTTGATTTAAACTCAGTAATTAAAGAACTTGAGGAAGAATTAGATACATCTGCTGTCGGTGATGCTGAAAACAAAGAACCATCTGATGACGCAAGTGATTCATCTGAAATCGGACAAGGACCTGAAAGTGAAGGTTCTGACGAAGAAGGCGGAAAAGAAAATTCTGATGACGAAGTCATTAAAGAACCAGTAACTGAAGCTGAAAACGGAGACGACAAAGAGGAATTAGAAGAAATCGACCTTGAAGAAGTAATGAAAGCTCTTTCTGAAGAAGAAGCTGAAGACGACAAGGAAGGTGAAGTGCAAGAAATGAAAACTCAACTTAAAGAATACAAGGATACAATTGGTTTCCTTCGTGAAAAACTTAACGAAGTAACTTTATTGAATGCTAAACTATTATTTACAAACAAACTATTTAGAGGTTTCGGACTAAATAATAACCAAAAACTTCAAGTTGTAGAGCAATTTGACCGCACTAAAAACTTAAGAGAAATCAAACTTGTTTACGCTACATTAGCAGAGTCTTTTAAAGGCAATGGTAATAAAAGAGTAAATGAGAGTAAAGGTCAAGCTTCTAAAGCTGTAGCATCAACTGAACCAAAGAAAGAAGTTCTTTCTGAAGGTGCAGAAATGAGAAACAGATTTAAGAAACTTGCAAACTTAGTATAAGATAATATCTTATAAAATTTAAACAAATTTAATCAAAATCGGAGAAGAAAATGTCAGATTTAAATAACATCAATCAATTACTTGATGGAAATAATCCACACAAACAACTCTTAGAACAAACTCGTCAATTAGTCGAGAAATGGGAGCCAACTGGTCTATTAGAAGGTATTGATTCTGAAACTCAAAGAAGTGGTATGTCAGTTTTGCTTGAAAACCAAGCAAATCAACTTGTTACAGAAGCTTCACAAACAGGGACAGGTTCAAACAATGAACAATGGAGTGGTGTTGCTTTACCTTTAGTTCGTAGAATTTTTGGTGAATTAGCTGCACAAGATTTCGTATCAGTTCAGCCAATGAATTTACCATCAGGTCTTATTTTCTATCTTGATTTCAGATACGGTACAGACCAACCAAACTTTGACCAAAACCAAAATGTTCACGGTGTAACATCAGCTTCTGGTGATGCAACTGAAGGTTTATATGGTGCAGGTAAATTTGGTTACTCTATCAATGATACAACATTAGACATTAACACAGGCTCTTATTCAACAGCTTCAGTTAATTTTAGTGATGTTGATTTCGAACCTACACTAAGTGGTTCATTCTCTAACCTAAGACAAGTTATTGTCGCTAAATCAGTATTTACAAATCCTGACTTAGATGGTATTAGAGCTTATGAACTTAGTGGTAGTGCAGGTGCTGATTTAACAGCACAATACCCAGCTTATACAATGGTAACTGGTTCTAACATCAGATTCGTTGTAAACGCGGCTGCAACTCTATTTGAAGATTCCGCTAAAATGCGTTTTAACTACCACAAAGCACCAACAGATACAACAAGAGGTGACTTTGAAGCGACAGCAAGTGGAACTGGAGCAGAGTCAGATGCAGGTATTCCTGAAATTAACATAGCACTAAGAAGTGTTGCAATCGTTGCAAAAACTCGTAAGTTAAAAGCAGTATGGACTCCTGAGTTAGCTCAAGACCTTAACGCTTACCATTCAGTTGACGCTGAAGCAGAACTAACATCACTATTAAGTGAGTATATTTCAATGGAAATAGACTTAGAAATTCTTGATATGTTGATGACTGGTGCTTCCGCTAAAACAGAAAGATGGTCAGCATTCGTAGGTCGTGAGTATGAAGGTGGTTTATTCAAAAACACTGCTACTAACGCAAGTGCTTACACAAAAGGTGAATGGTTCCAGACACTTGGAAACAAGATACAATCAGTATCTAACGCTATCCACCAAAAAACTCTAAGAGGAGGAGCTAACTTTATAGTAATCTCACCTGAAACTGCAACTATCCTTGAAAGTATTCCTGGATATGCTACAACTTCAGATGGTGCTGTAGATAGTTCTTACGCAATGGGTGTTCAAAAAGTTGGTATGTTGAACAACAGATTCAATGTATACAAGAACCCTTATATGCAAGAAAATCAAATCCTTGTTGGATTTAGAGGTTCAAACTTCTTAGAAACAGGTGCTGTGTATTCACCATATGTGCCGTTAATTATGACACCGCTTGTCTATGACCCAACTAACTTTACACCAAGAAAAGGCGTAATGACTCGTTATGCTAAGAAAATGGTTAGAAGTGAATTCTATGGTAAAGTTGTTGTTGCAGATGTAGATAAAGTGTAATAACTAACAATACAGAAGTCAAGTAGTTAATATTAATTAACAACTAAGAAAAACCCCCAGTTCGCTGGGGGTTTTTTGTATCTGATAATAGTGGTTTTTATAAGTTTCTTATATTTATTTATAGAATATTTAACGGAGAAATTATATGGCTCAAGAACCAATATGGCCTGGTTCAGGTTCAGCAGTTAGTGGCAATACACCTTTTGGAACATTTGATGATGATTCAACTTATCAAACAGAAGCTCCAAAGTTTGCTGACTGGTGTGCAAAAAGATTAGGTTATCCACTAATGAATGTGGAATTACAAGATAAACAATTTTACGCTTGTTTAGAAGAGAGTGTGACTGAATATTCAGCACAAATAAATCAATTTAATATTAAAGATAACTTACTTACCTTACAAGGTCAACCAACATCATCAAATTTAACTCATAAGAGAGTAACCCCGAATTTAGGAAGAAATGTATTCTTATCAGAAGCCTATGGAACAGAAGCGGGAGTTGGTGGTTTAGTTGATATTAAGTCTGGTTCTATTGATATTGTAAGTGGTTCATCAGATTATGATGTAAACGCTTTATTTTCAGAAGTAAGTGAAAGTGGTAATGCTATAGAATTAAAAAGAGTATTCTATGAAGAAAAACCAGCAGTTCAAAGATATTTTGACCCTTATGCTGGAACAGGAGCTGGAACAATGAATTTATTAGACCAATTTGGGTTTGGTAATTATTCACCAGCAGTATCTTTCTTAATGATGCCAGTTTACGCTGATATGTTGAGAATGCAAGCTATAGAGTTAAATGACTCAATTAGAAAATCAGCATATACATTTCAATTAAGAAATAATAAATTAAGAATTTTCCCTAAACCAACTAATGATTATAAATTACACTTTAATTATGTAGTTCGTTCTGATAGGGACAATGTAACGGTTACAGAATATTCAGGAAGTTCAGATGTAATTTCCGACTTTTCTAATGTTCCTTACGATAATATGACTTATGGACATATTAATGATGTGGGAAGACAATGGATAAGAAAATATGGTTTAGCTCTTTCAAAAGAACTACTTGGAATAATCAGAAGTAAATATGGAGCTATACCGATTCCAGGTGCTGAAACAAGTTTAGATGGAGATACTTTACGAAGTGAAGCGTCAGCGGAAAAAGAAGTTCTTGTTACACAACTTAGAGAAATGCTTGAACAAACTTCTCGTAGAGCACTACTTGAAGCGGACAAAGATGAATCAGAGTTCCTACAAGAAAAACTTAAAAAAGTCCCATATCCAATCTACATAGGTTAGGAGTGTGAGAGATGGCAAACCCACGATTTTTCGGAAAAAAAGATTTAGATACATTTGATAGAGTTAATAAAGAACTTATCGGTGATTTAAATAACGCAAATAGTGGAATCATTGACCAAACTGTGATAGTGTATAAAATATCAGCATCTAACACAGAAACAAATATGTATGGTGAATCATCAAGTGGAAAGGTTTATAAACCTGGTATTGAATTAGCTTGTTTGGTTGCATCAGATGATATGACATATAATACAGATGAATTTGGTCCTGATTTGAGACAAACAGGAACATTCTCTTTTGTGAGACAATCTCTACGAGATTTAAGTTTAGTATTGGAAATAGGAGATGTTATTGAGTGGTTTACAGCTTATTGGGAAATTCAAAATATAAATGAAAACCAATTAGTTGGAGGACAATATAAGCAACTTGACGGACAACATATTCATTCAGTCGTATGTAGTGCTAACTTGTTAAGACGAAGTAATCTTAACATTGAAGAAGTGAGAAGTATTTAATGGAACGAAGTAAAACCTTACCAAAAAACGAAGAAATATTATCAACAAGAGAAAACTTTAATAGAGGGTATGATACCACTCGAACAGATGATAAAGATAAACTAATATCAGTTGGTTTAATGGACATTGACGCGGCTGTAATGTATTACTTCAACGAGGTGATAAAACCAGAAGTAACAGAAAATAATGAAAGAGTAAAAGTTCCTGTATATTATGCAAATCCTGAAAGATGGAAAAGTATTTTAAAAAATGGATATTTAAGAGATGTTAAAGGACAAATGATTACACCTTTAATTATATTTAAAAGAACATCAGTATCAAGAGATACAAATAATGCATTTTTAGCTCGTTCAATTAGTCCAGCATCATCTAATTATACATTTATAAAGAAAAATACACAAGAAAATAGATTTATACAAACTTCTACATTATTTGAAAATGATGAACCATTACAAGAAGCACATAATGTTGTGATGCCAAGTTTTGTAACAATAAATTATAATTGTATAGCATTTACACCTTATATAGACCAAATGAATGAAATTATAGAAAAGATTAGTTGGTCAAAAAATTCATATTGGGGAGAACCAAACAAATTTAAGTTTAAATCTGGTATATCAGCATTTACAGACGCATCTGAATTTGAAGATGAAAGAATTATTAAAAACACATTTGAATTAAGTATGAAAGGATATTTAGTTCCATATTCATTTGATAATATTGTTAATACTCAAAAAGAATATTCAGATAGAATTGGATTGGAATTAGGAGTTGAATAATGGCCGAAAGAACAAAACCATTACCACGAAAAGAACGAATACTAAAAGGTAGAGAGTTTAATAGAGGACTACAAAGAGGTAGAGGTTCTGAAACAAACCAAAGAAGAGATACTGTAAAAGATGTATCGGTTGGTTTAATGGATGTTGATGCGGCAATTATGTATTATTTCAATGAAGTAATAAAACCAAAAGTAGTTATAAATAAACAAGAAATTAAAGTTCCTGTTTATTATGCTAACGCAGAAAGGTGGAACTCTATACAAAAACAAGGTTATGTTCGTGATGTTAAGGGTTCTTTAATTACACCATTAATTGTTTTTAAAAGAACATCTATTGAAGCTAATGAAACTTTACCAATAGATAAGTTAGACGCAAATGACCCAAAACAATTTTATACTTTTGAAAAGAAATATTCTCAAAGTCAAAGATATGATAGATTTTCAGTTCTTCAAGGTATGTTACCACAGAAAGAATATTATACAACAGCAGTTCCTGATTATATGAAACTAAATTATGAGTGTATTGTTTGGACACCTTATATTGAGGATATGAATAGAATTATTGAACAAATAAACTTTTCAGAAGGAGCATATTGGGGTGAACCAAATAAATTTAAATTCTTATCATCAATCGATTCCTTTGAAGATGCAACAGAAATGGGAGATAATGAAAGAATTATTAAGACAACTTTTAATATGAGTTTTAATGGTTATCTCGTTCCAGAGTCATTTAATGAATTTTTAAATACACAGAGATATTTTACACCAAAAC